GCTGGCCAAACACCACTGAAGGGTGCCGGCCGAGTTCGGCGAGGGCGCGTTCACGACAGCGGAAAGCGTAGTGCTGGTGGTGGTGGCCTGCCCGAAGGCGAGCGCGGCGCAAAACAGTAGCGCCGCGGCGAATTTGATGGTTCGATTGATGTTTTTCATGGCTTTTCTCCGTTATAGCATCCCAGCGGTTAGCTGAGAGCGATTCGGACGCCTCCTTCCATGTAGAGAGGCCCGATGCCGTAATAGACATCGAACCGGTTCACCCACTGGTCGCGGTATCCGTCGAAGATGCGGACGAAACGCAACGAGACGCCGATTTCCTTGCTGCGGTCCTCATAGCCCATATCCACGCCCTCGGGTACGTCGCCCGGGAAGGACGTAAACGCATAGGCTTCTTTGTCCCACAGCAGACCTTGCAACGTGGTCAGGCCGCCGAGAGCGCCCTGTCCGGACGCCGCGGTGCCATAGACCGAGATCAGCGCCCCATCGGCTGGCGAGGCGCTCACATTCTGGAACTGGCCGCTGGGAACAATGGCGGGCAGAATCGAGATGGTCGCGGTACCGGTCGCGTTGTTCACCGAGGTCACTGAGGCCTGCACTACGAACTGCTGCAATACGCCGGTGGATTGGCGGCTCTGCGGGTTCACTGCGTAGACGCCCGCAAAGGAGATCACGTCTCCCGGCAGCAGCACGTTGGCAATGCCGGTCGAGGCACCGCCTAGCCAGCCCTTCGTGTTGATTGAGGTTCCAGTCTGGCTGGCGCCGGTCACTTCGGGCAGGTAGGAGCTATAGGCCGTGTTATTCAGCGCGCCGATGGTTTGCGCATTGATGTTCTCATCGACAAACCATTTCAGCCCGAGAGCGTTGTTCACCTGGCCGGTTTTCCACTGCTTTGACAGACTGTCGGCCGGGTTGTAGAACTGCTTGGTGTAGTCCAGCCAGCCGCGCTCTGCCAGCGCGTTGATGGCCAGCGACCATTCACCGCCCTTCGGGTCGAATCCCATTTGGAACAGCAGTTGGCGCGCGTTCGCGTAGGTGTTGAACGCATCCGAGCCGCTCAGTCCGGGGGTCGTTCCGACCGAACCGACAAAGTTGGCGGTATTGAGCACCGCCATGCTGGCGCAGCGGTAATCGAGTTTGTTTGAGAGCGAGATCATCGCCGGTTCCAAGTAGCGCCGGCGGAAATCGTCCAGCGAAAGGTACTTTTCGGCGCTCGAAAACTCGAAGTCCACACCCGATTGCTGGTTGATCGTGATGGGTACTTCGGTATCGGTCAGACCCTCCGGAGAGTATGCCTGGCCGTCGCGTCCGATGAAGCGGGGCGGTTTGCGGACAAAGATCGTGTCGCCGATCTTGCCGCCTTTTTTGCCAAATTCCTTATCGAGGTCCCGATAGAAGTTCGGCAGGATAACGAGATTGTTCTCCAGGATTTCCAGGGAGTCCCAGGTAATCTCCTGGCGCGTCAAAAGCTGATTGGCCATGTGTGGCCCTCCTGTGTTTCATGTGAAACACTGGTGGACCGCTACGCCTTGCGCTTTTGGTTTCGATACTCGTCGTAATTCGTGGGGGCTTTAGGCTCCCCAGGAGAGATCCCGCCCAAACTGCGGGGCGGAGCCGGAGCACGGGAAACCAGCACAGGACGTACCGGTGCGGGTTGCGGTTGCTCGGGGCCTTTCGGGGATGTGAGGGAATTGCAGTGGATTGCCACGGCCTGAATCTGCTCGTGGCCTTCAAGCGCGGCGATTCGCGCGCATTCCGCAAGATCGCTGCCGATCTCGTGAATTGCCCGCAAACCGTTGGCGCCCATTGCCGCGGCGAATCTCCAGGCTTCCGGCCGCATCAACAGCGCCGGATTCTGGAATACTTTGGCGTCAAAATCAGGGACTTCGGATCGGACCTGTGACAGCGTTCGCTGCCACACTTCCGCCTGATCTTTACGCTGCCGCTCTTGGGTTTCGCGCGTCTTCTGCCGCTGTTCCCATTCGCCCTTCAGATCGTCGAACCGGTCCAGGAGTTGCTCATACGACTCGGCAGGGTGTTCCTGCGCGAGCCGTGCAATCGTCTCTTTGCGGGTCGGTTTCGGATCTTCGGTAGCGGGTTGCTCGGCGGCCGGTTTCGGCTGCTCCACTGTGGCCGGCGGCGCTGCCGCTGCCGGTTTTGGCTTCCTCAATTCCTCCAATTCCGCTTCCAGCCGCTTCTTATCGGCGGCCAGTTGACGGATTCGCCTTTCGGCATCCGTTCTTGGAGGTGTCCCTTCGGGGTCCTGATTAACAGCAGCTTCCGGGGCTGCGGCACTTTCGCCCGCCGGCTTGGCCGGTGGCTCGGAGGGAGTTGGTTTCGGTTCCGGCGCCGGCGCTGGTTTAACGTCGGTCGAGGACGGTGCGTTCTTCAGCGACTTGAACTCCTCGAAGTCCGCTGCGTCCCGCAAAGGCGTCGAATCCGTTTGGGTTTCGGACATTTCTTCCTGATTCCAGAGTTTAGACCACAGCCCGCGCAATGTCAACATCAGCCATGACTCAATGCCCGGATTGTGGGCCACATCACGTACAGGGCGAAGAAGAACATGCCCCAATAAAAAGCCGCGCTGCCGTACCAAAGACTGCCGGCCGGCCCTCTCCACCACCACGACTGCCCAAGCGCCGCCAGAAACAGCAACACAAGACAAAGAACTGCGATCAGCGACATAAATCCTCCTTCATCCCATCCACCCGTCGGCCCCGTAGACGTACCGGGGCGCGTCCTGCCACTCCTGAATCTGTTGCGGGACCGCCCGCGCGAACGTCAAAGCAAGCGCATCGGCGTCATCGGGCGACTTTTCGCCCCGCGCTTGGATATCTGCCTTGCTCTCGATAACTAGTTTACTTCCCGACAGCTTAATGTGGTAGCCAGGCAAGCACAACTGCTGGCACAGGCTCTCGTCATCCGGGATGGAGCCCTGGAGCAAGGCGTCCTTCAGCTTCGAGTACATGAACGCGCGCAGATTCGCACAATGCGGGTCAGGCGACTCCCCCCCGAACGCCACTTCGTACACGTTCTCGAACCCCATCGAGCGCAAGCTCTGCACAATCGGAGCGCCGAAGGCCGTATCCACGAACATCGCCGCGATCCGGCTGTCCGAGCGCTGGTCGCGCAGCAACTCTGCGCAGATCCCTATGCGCCGCGTCCGATCTGGGTCCTGTTCCCCCGGTATCCGGATAGCCGGCTTAGTTGCCATATTCAGCCCGCGGCGAAACCGGATTACGTTCCACGCCTTGCCGCCTCCGCTTACGTCGAATCCGGCGATCAGAGGGTCTTGAAGATTGTCTCGAAGAGTCCGTCTCCGGGCTGCATCAACCCTCGATCTGTCGATGTACTGCAACTCAGAAGCGGAGGGGGCCATCCCCAACACGCGGACCCTAAAGTAGTCTGACTCTTCCCCGTAATCGGCAGCCCACTGCTTGATAAGCTGCTTGTTTGTAAACTTGCTTGTGCGGCTGTCAACCCTTCTGGTGTTCCACCGCGCCTGCTGGCTTCCAAAGCACACCTCATAAAAAGCCCCCGTGTTCCGAACGCACTGCCCCCAGGCGAAGAACATCGGTTCGCCGTCCGTCAATCCCCCGCTGGCCGTCTCCCATATCTTGTTCGGCACCTCGCTCGCTTCATCGAACAGGTACCAGGATGTCGAACTCCGCGCGTGCTGTCCCGCAAAGCTCTGCGCGTTCTCTTCCTTGCACGTCTGCGCCACGCAGTTCCATGAGTCCGGGTCCTCCCGGCTGTAGATCCCGTGCGCCTGGATGTCGAACCACCCCGCGGTAACGCAGAGCTTGCCCCACCACTGGATTGCCGCCCACGTCCGCGCATCAAGCTGCGCATACGTGCCGGCCGTCACTGTGCCTCTGCTCGAAGGCCTGGTGCTCAGTATCCACCAGGTGATCCACGCCCCCATCGCGCTGTTGTGAGTCACCACGAAGTCATTGGCTAGGAAGGTTCCCGAAGGATGGGCCACGGTGATGCACATGGCCGGCAGTTTTCCAACTGGCTCGATCCGGTCTATCCAGCGCGTGATGTAACGCTCCTGGCTCCTGGATACCCGGTCTTGCTTGCGCCGAATGTAAAAGCACCGGAAGTCGGCGGCCATTTGGACAGTCACCCGCCAGCACTCTCGGCACTCGACTTTGTTTCCTTCTTCGTCCCGATAACTCGGATGCTTGGCGGTTGGCTGCACACTCGATTTCCCTCCGAGTGACCGGGCCAGCCAAACCACATCTTCCACCAGCGCCCTGCTGGTCGATGAATATGTGATCGACCCCTCGTCTTTTGCGCATTCCCCGTCAGTGTCCAGAAGACCACGCAACAATTCCGAACGGACTTCCACGCTATTTTCGAGATAAACCCTTGGAACATGCTTTTGATAACTGTACCTGTCCGCTATCCCCAACTCACGCAACTTTGAGCCGAGCATGGAAATGCCCCAGGCATAGCCGACCTGCGGCGTGACTTTCTCCCCGACCTGGCGAAGTCTGTCCACCACTTCAGGATCGGCCGACGTGATCCTTGGCTGATTTCGGCAACCGTCCCCGAGCCACACCCCGAGGGTGTACGGATGCAATGGAACAGGCCTCGATGGAAATTGCGCCGCGCCTTGCCGGGGAATCTCCCACTGACGAGCCATCGCTCGACCGTTGCTCCGTTTCACGCCACGTTTGAGTATCTGAACCGTGCTCAGCGTAAGCCACGAGCGGTTTCCCGTGCGGCGTTCGTTCCGCCCGCGAACCTTCCATAGATGATCGGCGTCCGCCTCGACTTCCGAACCGTCGTCGAAGATCACGCGGTAAATCTCCCGTTCCCCTTGCTCGTGCGTCGCCAGCACCCGCGTTGGGCTGCCATGTGCCGAGAATACTTCGTCCCCCGCGCGCAGATCTCCCCAGCGGACGTATCCCGCCGGCGTATGCAGCATCGTGCGGTTGCTAAGAGCTTTGCCCGTGCCGTGGCCGGACGTCTCGGCCATCAACACGGGCAGTACCGGATCGCGTCCATTGAACCGCCGCGATCGCACCTCATCCGCCAGGCTGCGCAGGAACTCCTGCTGGTTGGCGTCCGGGCCGCTCTCGTCTTGCAGCGGTCCAGGCTTGCCCCACGGAAAGGCCAACTCCACAAAGGCGAGCGGATCGGCGTACAGTTCCGCCATTGCCTTGCAGAGTGCCCGGTCTACT